CCAGCAGGCGGAATGCGGTCTGCTCCAGCGTCCAGCCCGACCCGGCAAGGCCTTTGTCCTGCAACTTCGTCAGGATCGCTTCGCACAGGCCCTTCTGCAACTGGCGAACCGAGAGCTTTTCACCTCTTGGCCCCCGCTGGTGCCAGCCCTCGCGCTCGGCCATCTGCTTGAGCGCCTCGATCAGCCGATACCCGTCGGACTGCTTTGCCCAGTTCAGCCTTTCGCACCCGAGCTGGCGTTTGGCGAAGGCCTCCAGTGCCTCCTCAGACGGGTTTCTGACAGCGCCGAGCTGGTAGAGCGAGATCCACAGAGCCCGTGCCTTACGGGCGACCTTGTGCCGCGCGGCTTTGTTGCCACCCCGGGCCGGGAACGGCGTGAATCCACGCGACTTCAGCCGTTCGATCACTGCCTCGAGCTCGGGCTCGGTGCAGTCGGCCGCGCTGTCCTTGCCGGCGACGTCGAACAGCATCTGCCGATAATCATCCTCTTCCAGGTTGATCTGCTTCCTGGCGACGTGGATCTTCGCGATCATCGATCGACGGTGCGAACTCGTTTTCGCCAAAGCGGCTGTCTGCGCCATCAGTTGCCTCCCACGATGAGGGCGATGCCCAGCAGAACGACGACGAAGAACACACCGCTCGTCCAGACAGCTAGTGCCTCGCGCAACGCGGCACCGCGGCCGAACTGCCGGTCGAAGGCAGCGCAGGTCTCGCGTGCAGCTTCGATATGCCGGCCCATCACGACTGGCTCCGCTTGGCGAGTTGCGCCCAGGCGTTCTGGACGTGTGCAAGTGCCAGGGGCTTCTTCTCGGCAGATGCGAGCGTGATGGCCAGCTCGAGCACGAAGGTGGCTGTGCGCAGCGCGCCGGGCAGGGCCGCGATGCGTCCCAGCTCCTTCCGCGCGGCAGTATCTGAGACCGCCCAGGCGTCGAGAAAAGCCTCGATATCGCCGGCCAGCGGCTTTGACCGGACAAGCCGCATTCCCACCCGGCTGAAGATCTGCGCGAAGGTCGCCGCCCGCGCTCCCCCGTCGAGCGTCTGCTGGACATGCTCGTTGCCTAGCAAGGCGACGCCCACGCCGGACTCATCGTGCCAGCTGCGAATCTCCTCGATCGCGCGCGTGGTCAGGTGCTGCGCCTCGTCGATGATCAGCAGCCCGTTCGGCGTCACTTCGAAGAAGTCCTTGATCCGCCGCGAGAGCGTCTGCGAACTGCCGTGGACGACCTTCTCGCCCAGCTTGAACAGCACTTCGCGCTGCATGCTGGCGAGACCGGCTGTCGAAGGCGCTATTGTGACGAGGAAGACATTGGGGATCAGATCGCGGAAGTGTTTTGCGGTCTTGGTCTTGCCACACCCGGCGCCCATCGCGGCGTAGACGATGCGCCCTCGCTGGGCGTGCCGCAGAATCACCATCAGCTGCCTGCTCGTCTCGGTCTCGTAGAAGGTCGGAGCGACGGGTGCCGCGATCTGCATCTCCGCCTGGCTGACGATCATCAGGCGGTAACGCCGGATCGCCTCGACGAAGCGGTCTTCGGGGCCTGCGTAGTTTCCGTTGGCGAAGAGGCCCAGCGACTTGGCATTGATCTCCGGCCCGAGATGCTTGGCCAGCGCCGACCAGGGCAGGTCCGTGTCTGCCTTGTGCTCGACCAGCCACTTGCGCTGCTTCTCGACTTCGGCGTCGAAGTCCGCCCTGGCATCTACGCCGGCCTTCCATTCCTCGTTGCCCGCTTCGGTCTGTTCAATCTGTGTCGCCATGGTAATCGTCTCCTGTTATATCGTGGACATGGCGCGCGGCGGGACTCTCACCTCGCCGCCGCGCGCCGCTTAATCCTCGCGTCCGCCATCGATCAGGCTGAGCGCGCGAAAGACGCTCGCCTCACGCTCAATGTCGTCGCTTTGGGGTTCGGTCTGTTCTGCCGGCCGCGCCTTCGCGGCGATCGCGGTCTGCCCACGGTGGGGCATCGGGCGGATGACGCCGGGTTCGGGCGTTTGCGGCTCGACCAGGCGCACTTGCCGCCGCGCGAGTTCCTGCGCATCGAGCAGCCCCTCGGCCTTGGCTGCTTCGCGCGTGGTGCGCCTGATCGCGGCGCGCTTTTTCTCAACACGGCGGGCGGCTTCGGCAGTGTCGTAGCCTGTGTCGTGGATCAGCTCGGCCGCGCCGAGATATCGACCGTCCTGCGCGTAGAGGTGCACGTCGCCGTGCAGCTCGTCCGGATCGAAGCGTACTGTGATCCGCTCGCCCGAAGCGTTCGATGAGGCTTCCGACCAGTATCTGTTGCCGAAAAGCTCGACGATGCCGGTCTTGCGATTGACCAGCTTCTGGTCGGCCGCGAGCAAGGCCATACGCAGGTGCTCGGGCGTCGCCTTGCCGATCGGCGCGACGCGGTAGCTCTCTTCGAACACCTCGTCGAAGCTGCGGCCTCTCGCGGTCTCTGTCCTGCGGCCGGTCTTCGCATTGTGACGGGCGATTCCGTCCGCGACCAACGCTTCGAAATCAGCCCAGTCGACCGCCTTGCTGCCGTAGTTTTCCGGCTTCGCCAGCGGGTTCTTGCCTACATAGGCGCCCTCGGTGGCGGGATGCTTGGAGATCGTGTCTGCCAGATCGCGGAAGGCTCGCTCGATCGGCTTCGACTGCCCGCGATAGGGAAGCGTCCAGTGGATGGCGATGCCGAGGCCGGTCAGCAGGCCTGTCGGCTCTTCCTCGCGGATCTTGAAGCGAAAGCGCGACTTCGCGCCCCCGGTGATCCATTTGCTCGCGAAACCGCGCCCGTTGTCGAGCGTGCAGGCCTTGGGGATGCCGAACTTCTGAAACAGGTCCGCGAAGGCGAGCCGCACCAGAGCCGAACTCTCGGTCTCGCCCAGCCGCCACGCCACGATCTTGCGGCTGTAGAGGTCCTGGATCGCGACCATCATCGGTCGCACGATCGTGCCCTCGGCCGTGCGCACGAACACGTCGAACTTGTGCCCGTCGATATTGACATGCTCCAGCGCGTGAAGATGCGCCACCGTACGGCGCTGGGCAGGCAGCGACTGGCGAAGCGCTTCCTCGCCCTCCCGCTTCAGGATCACGATCTTAGCATCGACCTCGCTCTCCAGCTTGCGCCGGAAAGTTCGCTCCGACGGGATCGGGATGTCTCGTTCCCGCGCGATCGCAGCCGTCCGTTCGTAGGCGTTTGTCAGCGGCGGCGCGCTCGGCCGCAGATAATCGCTGAGAAACAGCTTCCAGATCTCTGGATCGATCTCCTGCGCCTTGCCACCGCCACACCGACGCGGTGCGAGGGCGGGCAGACGGTTCTCGACGGCGACACCCCGGATTAGATTGAGCCAGCTCCAGATGGTCGAAGCGCCCTTCCCGTGGCGCGATGCGGACTCGGCAACGGCGGCTGAGCGGGTCATTCCTCCCTGCTCGAGCGTCTCGATCTCCTGAACCAGGGCGAGCCTCGCCTCGGCTTCTTCCTTCACCTTGTCCGCTTGCCGCTCGAACCATGCCCAGCCGGTTCCGTCGCTGGCCGGTCGGCTCGTCTTGCCCGGCAGGAGTCCGCGCGCGCCCAGCGCAACCTGAGTTTCGCCCGGCAGCAGGCGATGGTGGAACTCGACTCCGCCGCCCCGGCCCTTGCGCGGCCGCGCCAGCGGCTTGCGTTCCAGGTCGACGCGCGAAGCCCAGCCTTCGTCGGCGGCGAGGCGATTGATCCCGCGCTTGTCGGTCGGCAGACCGGGCAACGCGAGCTGCGCAAGCTCGGCGGCGGTAAACCACTCGCTGGGCGCGCGATCGGCCTGGACATTTTCTGTGGCAGCTGCGGCACTAGACATCGGCAGCTCCCCCTCGGATGAGAGGTGCTGTCTGTGCGAGCTTGCGCTTCTCCTCGCGAGCGTTCGAGATAATGCGATCGAGCTGGCCGAGCCGGGCAGTCTTTATCTCGTCGCCGACCAGGAGGCCGGCTCCGATCTTGCGTACCAGGGGGTCGAACAGATCGTGGCGCTTGGTGGCCAGTACCAGCGCGAAAAACCGCGACATTGGTACCTTGTGATCGATCCGGGCAGGGCTCGAATAGGCGTCGAGCATCGCGCGGCTGATCGGCTCGCCCAGCAAGTCGCTCATGCGTGCGGCGATTTCTTCGCGCGACATCGGCGTGCTGGCCAGTATCGTGCCGACGACTCCGGCGATCTCCTTCTCGAGACCGGAAAGCACGGCGGGGCGCTCGTCGAGCACCGGCGGATCGAAACCGAACGCGATCTGGTCGGGGTGGGGCTTGGCCTTAGGCATCGTGAAATCCCCCCTCGCGGATCGTTTTGCGAAGCAGCGCAACCGCCAGTTCCCGGATCTCGATCGATTGTTTGGTGGCGATGGGGCGCAGGGCCTCCGAAACGTCGGAGGGCAGGGCCAGAAGATCGCGTTCTTTGGGGCGCCTGGTATTGCGCGCGGAGATCAGGCCGCTCACGGCATTCACGCTCACGTCGAGCAGCTCGGCAATTTCTTGCGGCGATTTGCCCTCTCCGGTCAGCGCCACTGCAGCAGCGGTGCGGCTCGGATATCCCAGCGTTGGCTTCACCGGATCACCTCGAATCCGTGCGCGCACGCGATCTCGACGACGCCTTCCTTCAACTGAAGCTCGGCTCGCCCGGTCACGCGGTAACGCCGCACCAGCGCGTCCCGATCGACCACATCGACCAGGATGCCGTGCCTTTTCAGATGGGCCGTCGCCCCTTCGATATTGCGCTGCCGAAGGTGAAAGGGGATTTCCTGGGACCTGCGCGGCAGCGGAGCTTGCGGAGACCGCTGAGCGGGCGCGTGGCGCACAGGCGGGCGTGGCGGAGTGGCTCTTCTTTCAGTCGGCGCGTCGTCGATATCGGCGATAATGTCCCGCAGGGACATGCCGACCGAAGGTCTGGGCAAAGGCTGAGAAACCTCTGAGACTGAGGGAAGCGGCTTCTCGGCGATCGCAGGTTCTACTGCCCGCGGCTCGACGGCTCGGGCGGTTTGTTCTGGCTCGCTATGGTCTAGCGGCCGCAGCGTCACGATAGCGACCGTAGGGCTCGATGCCCGGCCGCGCATCTGACGCAACACGCCGTCTGCACCCAGTCGATATCGCCCGAATTTGTCGGGGAAACGGGCCTTAGCCATGATCACCACCCACCTCGGAAATCGGGCAGGCCGAATAGCCGCACGGCTTCGTGCGCCGCTGGCCGCATTCACCGCAGTCGGCGAAGGATGCGATCGGAATATGGGCGATGCCCTTGCCGTAGGCCGGTCGGTCGCCAACCATTTTGGCGACGAGGCCTTCGGTCAGGCCCGGAGGGGCGGGTTTTACGTTGCTGGTCATGGTCAGTCCTGCATCATCCAGGGTTTGCCGCGCGGGTCGTCGGGATCCCGCTGGTGGCGCAGGCGATTGCGCGTCGCATCGAGCTTGCTTTGCAGCTCAGCGATCCGTTTGCGGCTCGCGCGCCGGTTCAGTTCGTGCCGCGCCTCGATCGGCGTGCAACCCAGCTTGAGCGCCAGCTGCATCTCCGCATTGTGCGCACGGTACTTCTCGGCGGGTGTCTGGCGGGCCATCATGCGTCCTCCTGCTCCAGTTCGCGGGCGAGGCGCGTGACCTCGCGTTGAAACGATTCGTGAGCAGCCATGCGACGCACGGCGCGCGTCTGCTCGAGCCTGTCGATCTGCGCGAAGAAGCCGGTAAGATCGGTCTTCGGCGGCAGCCTGCGGGCGATCAGGTCGAGCTTTATGTTGGTGGCGCGGCGCTCGAAGCGGCCAAGCCCGCGGCTCCAGCGCATCGAACGGCAGCGATCGTCTCCTGGCGACAGAACCCGCGCGGCGCTGAAGCCGTCGAGGTCGCGGAAGAGGATCAGGTCGCCCTGCTCGAAGTCGGCCATCACGCGATCCCCTCGATAGGGAGGAGCTTTTCGGGCTCCGCCAGCGTGGGCAGCCAGATGGTGCGGGTATGCTGCGGCAGGGTCGGCTCGCGGACGTTCCAGATGTACCAGCCATAATCGACCGTCGCCCCCTTGAAGGCGCGGCCCGCGGCTTCCAGCGCCGGGATACGATCACCCGGGGGCATGCTGGGGCGTTGCGTCAGGACGAGGATCGCCTGCGGGGGGAAGTCTTCGGCGAACAGCGCATACCGCTCCTGCGAAGCCTGCCATTTGAGCGGCAGCACCATGCACACCCGCCGCGAAGACAGCTGCAGCGCCTTGCGAACGAAAGCCTCGGCAATCCTCGGGATATAGCTGTAGGGCGGATTGCACACGATCGAGCAGGCCTGCGGTGCGGCTTCGCACTCGCGGAAATCAGCCCTGAAGAACTCGGGCACCAGGTCGTCGAACTGCGCTGGATCGATCCGGTTGACGATGTCCGATCCGAAGACGCGGAAGCCCGCGTCGACGAAGGTCACCATCGTGCGGCCGCTGCCGATCGACGGGTCCCAGATCGCCTCGCCCGCCTCGCGCTCCTGGCGAAATTCGCCCAGCGAGCGAAACAGCTGCCACGCGACCCACGATTCATCGACACACCAATCGTAGGGGTGGCTGTTGGCGCGCTTGCCTGTGGAGATTTCACCGCGCATCGGTACTCTCCTGCGCGACGAACATCGCTAGCGAGCCGACCGACCAGGAGCCGACATATCCGATCATCCGGACGTTCGAGATTTGGACGCGGCTCTGGCCACCGCCCTCGCGCACGCAAGCCTGGCAGAATGTCATGGTCGGCCAGCGCATCAGACGTCCTTCCAGCGGATCACAACGCCCGCGAAGGTCTCGCTGCCGTGGTTTTTCAGCCAGAATTGCCCCATTCGGCGCACCGCTTCGGGGTCATTGGGACCGAAACCGTCTCGGAGGGCGAACTCGTGCGTTTCCGAGAAGCCCAAGGCCCGTCCGTCGACCTCAATGGCTGCGATGATGTTGATCGAAGTGGGATCGAAAGAGATCAACACATGCCGTAGATCGACACAGATTGGGTCGGGCGTGAGGATCTTGCGACATTTTCGGGTTCGCATACCGACATAGAGCTGGATGGGCTCTCCGGGGTACGCATGCCGCTTCCGAAAGCCGCGAACGGTCTGGCGCTTCTCGCGGGCCACGATCGGCTCTTCGAATTGCGATTTGAACGAGTAAGCGACCATCACAACCACCCTTCGAAATCGCGAAGCGCGGAGCGCAGATCGTGTGGCGCGAACAGCCAACGGACCAATAGACGGATCATCACCCTTTCTCCTCTTCCAGTAGCTTGCGCAGGTCTGCCTTCATCCCCGGCGTCAGCAGGCCGACGAAGCGCGGCAGGAACCGCCGCTGCTCGGGCACGCTCAACCGGCTCCAGCCTGATGTGATCGCGTTGGTGTGCTTCTGTGTCGGGGTCGGCGCGACGCCCCGCTCGGAGTCCACGCCCGCGCTGATCCGCGCATCGTCAGCGCCGATTTCGGCATCGGCCAGCAGTGCCTCGATAACCGCGCGACGATCGGCCTCGTCGCGCACCTGGGCGATCTTGCGCAGCTGGCTCGCGTTTTCGCCGACGACGGGGTGTCTGGACAGCGCCTCGGCCAGTTCGGGGAACGGCTCGATGACGAGGCGGTAAAGCTCCAGATCGCGCTGGATCGTGCGAGGGGTTAGCCCCAGCGCATCGGCAACCGATTCCTGCCAGCCATATGCTTGCGACATCGTGTCGTAAGCATCGCTGGTCTCTTCGGTCAGCGCCTCTTCGGCGCCGATTTCCTGCCGCGCGACCCGCTCCCAGCGCGCGCGCGCGCCAAGCTTGTGCTGAGATAGCGTGCCATGCTCGCGCGCGATCCGTTCCTGTGCCGCCTTCACCAGCGCGGCGGTAAACTTGGCTCGCTCGATCGGACCGAGCGGCCTGCGGTGCAGGTTCTCGCTCGCCTCTAGATCGGCAAGGTCTTCGGCCTTGCCGCTCACCTCGATCGCGAAGACCGGAATGCTCTCGTAGCTCGCGCCCATCAGCCGGTGCATCCCGGTGACCAGCTTCCACGGCTGCTTTCCTTCGGCAACCAGGTCGGCGATTGCCTTGGAAGGCAGGTTACGCACCACCTTGATCGGGTCGCGCTGCCCGTCGACCGCCATCAGCCGACCGAGCGCAGCAGCCTTGTCCTCGTGAAAGAAACCGACCCGCTCAGGGATCAGCACATCGCTGGCCGATAGCTCGATCAGCTGCGCACCCGCCAGCACCGGCCCGCGTGTCTTCGCAGCGGCGCTCATTTCGAGCCCTCACTTAGACGATGACCTGTTTTGTCGGCGGAGTTACCTTCGTCTTCAGAAACACAAGGTAGTGGGGAACCTAATGTCCAGCGAAGCGGATTCCGACATCGCAGCAACCGCGCTAGCGCTCTCGTTCCAGACGACAAGAGCACTGCTGCGGCATAACCTGCTTTCACCGGATGAGTGCGAGGCCTGCGCGTCCGCGCTTGAGCAGCTTGCTGAGAACCAGCTCCATATGCTGGGCCCGAGCGAGAAGTTGGCTTCGTTGCATCGTCCGATCCACCAGCTGATCGATGACCTGCGACAGTCTCGAGCGACCGAAAAATGAGCGATTCGCGCTCCGCCAGTTGGGCTAGGCTTTTGTCCTCAATCAGCTCCATCCAGCACCACCGCTCGCCTTTGGTCGAGCGGAGCAGGGCGCGGCTGTGCGGCGCTTCTTCGATGCAGATTTCGGCGAGGCGACCGGCATGCTGGACTGCGTCTTGCGACCAGTATCGGAGACCGAAGACCTGGACGCAGCCAGTGGAGTCGACGCTCACAGGGCGGACGATGACGGGATCGTGCGGATGGCTCATGCCGCCACCCCGCCATTCTTGGCGACGCGCTCGGCATCTTCGGCATCAATCTTCCGCAGTTCGGCATAGAGCCGCTCAACCGAATGCAGGTTCGCGCCGACCGGGTCAGGATTCTGCGGCGTCTTGCGCCAGTTCCGGAAGGTGTCCGGGTGGATGCCCGCCCTGCGACAAAGCGCAGAGATCGAGATTCGGCGCTCCCGCGCGCACTGCTCGATATCTCGAATGATCGACTGCTGGTTCATAATCTGCATCGATAAGGGAAATAATTCCCCATGACAACGGATATTTTTCCCCTCCGACTTCCCCTTCGGGGCTGTTAGCGCCTCGGCATGACGGGGTTTCAGCACGATACCGCGCTTATCCGAGCGTTGATCGAGTACGCCGGGGTCTCGGCTGCTCAGGTCGCCAAGAAGGCGAAAGTTGACGCTAAGACCGTGCAGCGGCCTGCTGCGGGCAGGGCGGAAGCCCGCCTCAGCCAGAGCACCTTGGAAAAGCTGAAGGCTGCCTATCCGAAATTTCCCGGCTGGACGCAGACGGTCGAAAGCCCACGCTCTAAGCTCGACCACCAGCTCGCCGACGACGTACGCGCGTCTGACCTAGTTGAGATCGACGAGATCGACATGCGCTATGGCATGGGGGCCAGCGACGTCAGCGGGCATGTCGAGCCTGCCAAGCGCGTCTTTTCCCGCGAATGGCTGCAGAACTTCACCGATGCCCGTCCGGGACAGCTCTATTGGGCGATCGGGCAGGGCGATTCTATGGAGCCGACCATCGCGAGCGGCGACCTCATCTTGATCGACCGCAGCCAGGACACGATGTTCGACCGCGACCTCATCTGGGCCTGCACCGTGGGGGACTTCGGCATGATCAAGCGCTTGCGCCCGACGAGCGAAGGCGTCACGATCATCTCCGACAATAAGAATGTTTCCGATGACTTCGCATCCGATGGTGAGCTCAACATCATCGGCCGCGTCATCGCGAAGGTGGGCAAGCTGTGAGTGAGAAGTCCTCCAAGACGATCCGATGGCCGCTCTACACGGCGATTGCCCTCCTGATCGTCGCGGGCATCGCCATATTTGCTTGGAATGGAGGTCGCCCGAAAGCTCTCTGTTCCGAAGAGGTCGCGGCCAACCTGATCGCACCTGACACGCTCGAAATTCTCTCCTTCGACCCTGCTTCGATCGGCGATAGCGAGGAGTACAGAGTCGAGTATCGTGCTCTGAATGGCTACGGCGTCCCTCTTCGTGGGCGCGGGCGCTGTGTCCTGTCCGATGATCGTGGCGTCGTTGTCTGGTATCCGGAGCCAGAATTCTGAGCTTTTTTCTCTGCCTTGCTGCCATGGCCGTCGATGGTGACACGCTACGCTGCCAGAACCTTCTTGAAGAGGCCAATGGCCGGGTCAGGCTTGCTCGGATCGATTCGCCAGAGCGTGGCGATCCGGGTCACCATGAAGCAACCGCCTACCTATCCAGTCTGATCACTGGAAAAGAGGTGCGATGCCAACTCGTAGATGCCGATCCGCGCGTCCCCGGCTTCGAGCGACGCGATCGATATGGGCGGCCTGTCGCCCGCTGCTTTGCTGACGGGCAGGATCTTCAGCAGGCCCTGCTGGAGCGAGGCTTTGCTAAGCCATGGCCCTGAACCGTGGTTATCTTGTCGTCATAGATGCCGAAGGCGGAGAGGTGCCCGGATCGCGCCGACCGTCCACCGGCAGCTACCAGCGCGACCT